GTTGGGTTGAAATTCAGCAAGTCTCGCTAATCGATTCTTCGGAGATAGTAATCGTGAATACGATAGTGCCAATGTTCTAAATGCAGCTGTGTGCTTCATATCTGGCCCTTCTACAATGTCCATATCAGCGCCCGGGACACCAATAAGGTAGATCTGATAGGGCTTCATGGCAGGATTGGTTGCAATTGCTAGATAATGATCATACTGAGGCAGCCCTTCCAGCCGATCTAGTTTGTAACCACTCAGGCCTATTGAATTCACTCTGATACTGTACCCGACATTCAGTTCTTCCAAGCTAAGGACTAGATCCAAGATGTCACGATCTTCTTTCCCTGTGAAGGACACATCTATATGGACCCATTCAAAGCCATTGACAAACTTAATAGTCTTGGTATCGAAGATGTCATAATCCCGATTATATATAACCGAGGGGTGGTAATTCACATTAGTAAACGTGTCTCTCAGGCCATAGCTTGTCAATGTCAGCCCCGCGTCTCTCGCCGCGTACTGTGAATCCCCTCTACCGGCGGTCAGGTCACAAATAGTGGTAGTATTGTCAAGACCATATTTCTCCTTCAAATGGCAAAACAAGCTGTATTGGGCACAATACGAATCTGATCCAGTAGGACTAGTATAAGAGTACGGATTGCCCCCGACGTCTGTGCACTTTCTTATATACTTGCATGCTGGTTTTAACTGGTTGAATGTTTCCATAGCGCTATACGGTATAGCATAACTCTCATAGTAAGTAGACCTGGCGGACTCCGATATATACTCCTCACCTGTAAGACTCGTGTGTGGAGTCAGGCTCGGCAAGCGACTTGGAACTATAATATCAGTCATCTCATTCTCATACGAGATCTCTTGGAGCAACGTAAGTATCTCGGATTTATATGATGTTGCTACCAGTTCAAGGTGGTCAAATCCTACAACCATCATATTGACCAACAAGTCAGGATTTAACAATTCGCTACTAGTGGACATCAGCCCGTTCTTTATGAAATTCTCGTAAGCACTTTCGTAATCCAGCATGATTTTTCCGTCAACAGTGACAGTGTCAAAATGGTA